TGTCCGTTGCCCCTGGCGCGAGGTCAATCAGCATGGTTCCATGGTCATAGGCCCCACCGCTGATTTCCTTGCGCCAGAAGAACGCATAACGCCCGTGCATCTGGCAGCCGAAGCAGTTGGCGAGGTCGTACTGCTGCCATGTGTCATGATTGAACACGCCGGCGGTAGCATTCCTGACGCCGCCACCGTCCATCACCATCAGCCCTTGCGCACTCACCCAGGCCACCGCACTGCCGAAATCAACGATCGAGCGGGCGTTCAGACACGGCGCATCAGCCTCGATCTCCGTCATCTGCATCGTTTCGGGCGCTGACCCTGTGACGGCATAGGGGCTGTCTTCCGTCAGCACGATCAGGGTGGAATTGATAAAGGCCAGCCCGACGATGGGGGCATTGGTGTAGAGCGCGTACTTTTCGGGCCATGCATGGGGCTGGTAGGGTTCGCAGAAATATAGCGTATTGCCGTCGAAGGCTGCCATCATGCCGTTAGCCATGGCGGTCAGGCCGGCCAGCGTGTCGGATGGCGGGTTGAAGTCCATGGACGGGAGCGGATCCTGAAACCCGTCGACGCCTATTGTATCCGAGAAGTTGGAATTCGACGCACTCCGCTCCGCGACCAGGTAGTAATAGGTGCCGGATGGTCCCGTCTGCGACCGATAGATGCGCTGTTTTGTTATGTTGCGGCCGGATGGCGCTGCCGCAAACCCGGACAGCGAAACGGTTTCGCCCGGGCTCCACTCGATTTCGTTCGAGGCCGGGCACGGCGCCGATTCCTCTCCATAGTCAGTTACCCATGTGTAGACATAGAGCCTGGTAGCGACATCGCTGGATGAAGGCGACCCGCTTTTCGTAGCCGTCAGCGCAGTCGATGGCGCTGCAAGCGCGAGTGGATAGATCGTCGAGCCAATCCGCATTTTCGGCGCGCCATCTCCGGTATAGTACAACCGCTCGGTCGCGATCGGGCCAAGGGCCGCATGTACTGTGCCAGAGAAACCGATCCACCCACCATCGAACGGGACGATCGTATCGTATGCGCCGAAGTTGGCGTTCTCGATGACCTGTTTCCTTATGGCGGTCAGCCCGCCATCATCCAAGCGTACATCAGTGGCAACTTCGGCGGCGTTTTCGGGCAGATTGCGCAGCATCAACCGCGGCATTTCTCCGCGAAACTGGCCTATGTTGATTGCGGTCATGGCCCCTCGCCTGGTTCAAAGCGCCCGGCTCATTAGGCGCGCAGCAATCTGGTTCAATGCGGCAGCCGTCAAGCGGACCGAAACGGAATCGCCGGCAAGCCAGGCTCTTGCGCTTGTGCCATCCTGCCCCCTGACCACCGTACAGCTGGTGCCTGATCGTTCCGTCAGCTTGACGACCTCAAGGTTTCCCGACGAATCGGTCAGGGTCATATAGCTGTACTGGCTGGCTGTCGGGCTGGGAAACAGCGATTCCGGCCCGGAAGCCAGGACGAGCGTAGTCGCACTGTCTGTGATGTCAGCTGACAATGCACCGGCTGCATTGTTTGAAAAAAGGATATCACCCATGTCGTTCGCCTTTATCCAGTAACGGACAGCCCGAGCTCCGCCGCCAGCGCTTCGGCCTCGGCCTTGGCCGAGAGAAGCACGGTTTCGTAGTCGGCTGGGTCCACTACAGCGTCGATTGCAGCGATGGTCTTGCGGCGCAATCCGGCCACCCGTGCGACCACAGCGCGGAAGGTGTCCGCCTTCGCGATGATGATCGCCGCGAGGCTTGCCGGGCCTTCCTCGGTGATCGCTGCTTCTGTCTCGATCATGGCTGTCTGCGCCGTGTCCGCTGTCTCGGCAATATAGGCACGAGCGGCAGCCTCTTTCGCGTCCCACGACAGGCGTTCGTCAATCGGGACCGGGCCTGTGACCGCTGCAGTGAAGTTGTTGGCCCACTGGACCATAGCGGCCTTTGCTGCGTCTGCGCTCTGGTACTTGGGCGGCGCTGCGGGTTCTGTCTGCGTGGCCCCCACCGGGATTTCCAGCGTCGTAACCACAAAGGGGCACCCATGCCCCATGAACCAGGTTTCACCGCGATGGTCATCGACAAGGGTCCAAGCGCCTTCGGCCCAGACTGCAGCTTTTCCCGGCGCGCTTGGAGGTGCGGTCGTGACGGCGTGCGCCGGAACCAACCAGATTTCGTCATCCAGTGGGTCTTTGTCGGCAAGAGACGCCCCGATGAACTCGCCCGTTGCAGGGTGATAGCTGTAGATTTCCATTGCCTCCTCCTAGTACTTGATGCAGGCCAGCAAGGCCACGTTGCGGGGTCTCGCGGTGTAGTTTTGATAAACTGTTCCGTCATTCGTTGCCGTCGTCGGATATTGCCTGGCGACGGTTCCACTGTAACTATCCATTTCGGTAGGCGTATATGCTGCCGGGTACGTCAGCACCGTGCCGTTCGATTGCAGGTACATATGTTTGGTCGCATTCTGATTGGAGCCAAACACTCGACTGCTATCGACGCCCCGGGCGTCATCCCACCCACGAATAAACTCACCGCGAAGGTCCGGAAGGGTGAAGGTGGTGGATCCGTCCCCTACCCCGAAGGTGGTCCCGATGGCCGCAAAAAGGGCAGCGTAGGTCGTTCGAGAAACCATCGCGCCGTTGGCCTTCAGCCATCCATCAGGTGCAGTGTTCATCGCAAAAAATGACACTTGTCCGACCAGGTTTTGAGCGTCGAGAACGTCCGCGTGGACCGCCGCGAACCTGTTGGCGGCGGACCCAAGATCACGAGTGCCGTCTCCGTCGGGGATAAGGTCACCTGAGAGTGTGCCACCTGACTTGTCGAGCTTGCTGTTTAGCCCAGCTGCGGTAGCCCGCAATTCAATCCGGCTTCCATCCGGCCATGCGACAGCAGTCGTCCCTTCCTGTCCGCGCGCAACGGTACAGCTGGTGCCTGATCGTGCCGTCAGCTTGACGATTTCCTTGCTGCCGTCGAAGTCGAACAAGGTCAGGTAAGCGTACTCGTCGCCGGTAGGTGACGGGAACAGGTTTGCATCCGTGGTCAAGACAATTGTTGTCGCTGAATCGGAAATCGCGCCGTTGATCGTGCTCAATGCGTCATTCGTGAACAGAACCGACATTTCAGCAATTCCTTATGTTGACTATGAAACAGTGCTGCATGGTGCGGCCGCCAGCGGTGACGGCGGTGACCGTGACCTTGACGGCATCGCCATCGGCGCCACCCTGCAGCCAGACGCGGGCGGTATCATCTGAGACATCGACAGTGGCCGATGCGGTGTCAGACCCGCTAACGGCGACCGTGGTGGAGCCAGTCAGCGTGTCGCCGCTTTCCAGTAGACGGGAATAATCGATCGGGTAATCAAGCACCTCGCTGGGGGTCTGACTCATGCTGCCCATTGCGTTCGATCCTCCTGCGGTAGTGTCTGCCTGCGAACAGCCGCAGGCAGCCAAATTCCGCGCACCGAGCGCGCGATCGCTATCTGCCGAGGTCTGCGGGCGAGAACGATCCGGCGCTCCGTCGAGTTGCCGAAGCTGTGGAACATCGCGGTGATGGTCCCATCGATCGAGAACGACGCTTCAATTCTCGCCGACGCCGCGCGCGCTCCATTGATACTGGTGGTGATCGAGGCCACGGCCTCAACACTGCCATTGGCCCAACGCTCGGCAGCGGTGGTCGCCTGAAACGTCATGGTACCGGATAGCGCAAGGCGCTTGATAAGACCCGCTGTAACTGTTGCATCCATCGTGAACGCTGTGGCGGCTGCCCCGCCAGCCCACCGGGTACCGTCAATGCTTGAAACAACCGCGAGTTCAGTGCTGACGACTGCAGGGATGAACAGCCCGCTGACCGTCTGTGCCAGTCTGTATTGCCCAAGTCGGGCGCCGCCGAGTGTTGAGGCAAAGGCCATAGATCAATCCGCCGTGATATCGCCGTCGCCGGCCGGAATGACAAACCGGTCTGAGGGCGCGATGGTCTTTGATGCAACCAGTTCGGCACTGTGCAAGCAATTGCCACCCGTTTCCGCATCCCAGAACGCGACATGCGTGAGGGTGATTGATCCTGCGCCATCATGCACTGGCCAGAGAAGGTCGATGACAGTGGATATGGCCTTGCTGGAAGCTGCCGTGAACCCGGTGCCGATCGCGCCACCATCGGCGGGCTCCATGCGGACATAGGCAGGCCATGCGCCGGTGGATACTTCATTGGCACCGGTCAGTCCGGGGTCGGCAGTGTGCAGGCTCATCCACACCTCGGTTGGTGGCGTGAACGCGACACCGCGAAAGAGAAGATCGAGGATCTTGTTGCCGGCATAGGTGGAAAGAGGCATCAGAAGTATCTCCCTCTGGTATTGCGCCGCCCTTTGGCGTCCGAGCGCTGCGCGCGCATCGTCATGGTGTCGATCGCTTGCTGGAACTGGTTTCGAAGGTCGAGTCCCCGCTGTGGGTTGGCGTATTCCGCCTGGGGGGTGGTCAGCGCCATGGCGGCGGCACCGCGACAGATGGTTTCCTCGTGGTCGGACAGCAGGAATTCAGGCAGTGTTTCAGCCTGGCGATCGGGGATCAGCACGGCGGTGGCATAGAGCGTGCCCGCTGCCTTCGGATAGACACGCAACAGATTGTGATCCGTCGAGGTCACGAACTGCACGGTTTCAGCGACATCGGCGTCCTCGATCCATCCTGGATGGCGTTGATCCAGATCAAACGGCGTGATGCGCTCGATGTCATAGGCGTCGGCTTCGGTGGTGCCCTTGAACCTGGCCTTGCGGGTGAGTTCGAAGAACTCGGCATCCTGTTCGACAAGGCTGGCGATCTCGATGCGGTCCGGGTCTGTGAAGGTCACTGTAAGTCGGGTTGTCCATGCCTTGGTCGATCGGCAGAATTCACGCGCTGCATCGCGCAAACGGGCGAAGGCGACCGGCTGGGGCACATTGCCCGCCTCCCCACGAAACCTTGGCAGGAACTCGTCGATGTCGATCATGTGACGCGCCTCCTGTTCGGGGTGGATTGTGCCTCGCTCTGGATCTTGAGCCCGACCGCGGCGGCAAAAGCCTGGAATGCCGTCTGCGAGCGCGCCGCATCGGCTTCGGCATCATCCTTGGCCCAGCACCGAAACAGCAGGTAATCGACCAGCGGCGTCTCGTAGAGCGCGGGCAGACCGATATCGACTTCGTAGCTGTCGATGGTGTCGACATCGCCGGTGGCAGCAACCGGAACCGGCAGGCCCGAGAGGATGAGTTCGACCAGGCCAGTGCCGTCATTTGGCGGATAGACCTGGTAGCGGGAGGGCTCTAGTTCGTCATAGACGAAGTGGCGCACCTCCTTGCGGGAGCGCACCCGGCGCGGGTCATGCCAGTTGGGGTCGATGTTATCGAGTTCTTCCTTGCGCGCGGGGGTGACGTTGCGGCCATACTCGATCGGTGGCCCGACATCGCGCACATTTCGGTCTATGCCCAGCAGCATCAGCGGCGTCGGGTCTGTGGCGGTTGCGGGTTCATCGGGGATGGTCTGCACCGTTCCGGCGTCCAGTTCGACAATGGTGCGGATGGTGCAAGCCGATGGCTTGGCGAGCAGGGTCGCCCGTATGCCGTCATTGAGCCATATCGTCAGTTCCGGCAGGGACCAGCGGGTATAGTCGGCATCCGTGAGCAGGACGGCGACTGTCTGGAATATGGCTTTGGCCGTGGGCATCGTGGGTTACCCGCGCTTCGGTTTGCGGCCGGGTCGGTTGCGGTTGGGCAACGGCATCCTGTCAGGCTTGGGCTCTGGCGCCTCGGGCTCCTCGTTGTCGTTGACGAGTTCAGGGAAGAACCTGGCGGCGTATTTCTCGTGGCGGGCCTGGAGATCCTGCAATTCGGCTTCGTCCGGGGTGGTGGATGCTTGACGGTAGACCGGGTTGGCGAGCATGCAGTCGATGTGAACCTGATCGTGGACCTCGCACACGGCGCGGCCGAAGTCGTCGAGCTCGAACACGTAAGGCATCGAAAGAATGACCTGTCGCGTCATCCCGGTTGTGCATTC